CCACAAAATCCTTACCCTGAAACTTTATGACTTCACCGGTACTTTTATCAGTGTATTCATACCATGCACCGCTTTGTTTCACAAGATTATAATCTTTCATTGTTTCCAACCACGATGAGTAATCATCTATTCCACTGTCAAAATAGACGGCATACTCGGCAGTTCGTTGAGGAGGTCCGCAACGATTTTTTACGAGCTTTGCCTTTACCTTAGCACCGACCACTTCTTCTACACCATTTATCTTTGCCTTGATGGCGCCAACAGATGATAGACGGATTCGTACAGAGGCGTGGAATGGAATTCCCTTACCACCGGGAGTTGTCCACGGGTCAGAGAAAGCCGGTGCATTCAACTTTTGACGAAGTTGGTTTGTAAAGATAAGGCAGATACGTTCACGACCAATCAAGTTCGTAATCTTTCTCATCGCCTTTGAGATGATGAGTGCCTTTGCAGTTGCATAACCATCCTTATCAAAGTCAGCCGCCATCTCTGTCTTTGTTGAAGCTCCTGCAATAGAGTCAACAACGATAGTCACAAGTCGGTTCTTATCTGATGAACGAACCTTCTCAATGATTGTCTCTACCGTTTCAAAGATGTCTTCCACCGTTTCAAGTGGGATGTATAACATCTCTTTTAGATTGAGACCGATGGCTGAAAGAAACTCTGTTGAAAGGGCATTTTCTGTGTCAATGTAGACAGCAAGACCACCCTTCTTTTGAGTGTTGAGTAGGGTGTGAGCGGCAAGTAGTGACTTACCGCTCTGTTCCAACCCTGTTATTTCACAAACACGACCAACGGGAAATCCACCCCATTTTCTGTTTGAGATGGCAAGGTCAAGGATAGTTGACCCCGTAGATACCCATTCCTTCACGATGGTTGGTGCATCATCATCACCTTCCAAGAAGTAAGCCGTTTTGAGATTTTGAGATTTGAATTGCTTGTTGATAGTTTCAGCAATCACCCCACCGAGTTCATCGGTGAGTTCCATTTTGTTTTTTGCCATATAGGGCTCCTATTAGTTAAAAAGGTCATCAAATGCGTCTTCAACTTCTGACTTTGATACTGTTTGCTTTGTAGCTTCAGCTGGCTTCTTATATTCAACTTCTTCACTTTGTGATTCAGCTTCACCCAACCAAGACTGAAGATATGACTTTAGTTCTTGGTACGTTGGTTCTGGATAAAGTTCTGTGATAGAAGGTTGCTCCTTAATCTTCTCGATAACGTCAGGATTGTCTGTTGCTGGTGTTTGCTTTGGCTTGATACGGATTGTTGTTTCTGCAAAGTTCTTACCGGCTTCTTCTGCCGACTTTACAGTTACTACAACATCACGACCTTCCTTCAGGTCTGTAATATCACCGTAGTCTGGGTCTGCGATAAAGGAAAGAAGTTCTTGGTAAAGTTGCTTACCGAATCCCCAAAACTTTACACCTTCATTTTCTTGACCACGAACGATAACAGGAACGTATGTTCGCATCTTTGGTTCCAACTTACGACCCATCAACCAATCTTCCTTTGAACCTGTTTGCTTCAACTTCTCTGCAAACTCAACGATTGGGTCAGGACGACCAAATGACTGTGGTGAAACTACGGACTTCTTAATAAGATTGTAGTGGAAAAACAACTCGATGAAAGGATTTTCTCGGTTGTGTACATAAGGAACAATTCGGATTTGGTGTTCGCCAGGTTCTGGCTTCCAAATGTTTGAAGTGCGGTTGTTCGCATTCTTCAGATTGTTCAAACGGTTGCGGATAGCATCAAGATTGATTGCCATATAGGTACTCCTAAAAGTTAAATGATAATTGTGAACTGATAACTGTTATCAGGTCAATTGTTAATTTGTAATACTAATATACGGAATTAAATGTTAAAAGTCAATAGGTGTTTATAAAAACCCAAAAGGGTCAGGGAATTAACCCCGACCCTTTGGATTCTTATCTTCTGTGGTTCCTCTCTTTTGACGAGAGGCAATCCACTTTTCAAGTATAATCTTTTGTTCAGATGTAAGAATTTCTTTGAGTGAGTTTAGGAATTGTGTATCACACCCCTTTAGACATTCACGAACCTTTTCTCTTGGAAGTGCTTTTAGTCTTTCTTGTGTTGATTTCTTGAGTTGAGCCAATTCACGTCTTGCTACTTCTTTTGTGATTGTACCGGCCTTTACTGCGTCCTTGATTTTCTGTTCTTCTACTCTTGCGTTCATAAGAATTTCACGTTCAGCTGTCTTGAGTGTCTCGATACAAGATTGTGTACATTCTCTATGTTGAATGAGTAATCTTTCTACAAGTGGTCTTTGTTCTGGTGTAAGATTTAGGAGACGAAGGAGGTCAACAAATGGACTTGGTGCAACCTTCTTACCCTTGTCTGGGTTTGGTCTTTCAATTGGTTGTTCTGATATAGAGCCATCCGATTCCACAACCATTGTTGTGTACATTGCCTCTGGTTCTGTTGGACCCGTTTCTGTGTTTGAGCAACCGATGATTGCCAAAGAAAAAACGGCGATGAGCGAAAGTAGTGTTGTCTTCATAATAACTCCTTAAATAAAATGGTTGTCTTAATAACAACCCAGTAACTGAAAATAAGTTACATCAAAGTCCTAACTTTTCTCTAACTATCTCTTTTATAAGGGACTTAAGTTTCTGTTCAAACTGTTCCCTAGTTATACCTTCTTCTTTCTTTGGTGATTTTTCTTCTTCACCTTCTTCACCACCTTTTTTCGGTGCTGGTTTTTCAGTAGGTGTTTCAGGAGTTTCTTCACTTGGTTTTTCTTCTGGTGTTTCTTCTGGTTTTTCTTCTGGCTTTTCTGCCTGAGTTGTACTTGCTCCAACTGAACCTTCAATTGACTTGGAGGCATTTTCTGCGGCATCTCTTAATTCAGATGAAAGTGTTGAAAAAAGCTTCTGTTCTTCTGGTGTCAATTTAGACTTAATAATTCTCTGAATCTTTCCCATTACCATTGTTATATCACTAATACGAGCATCATTATCATCAGGTTTAGTTTCCTTCATCTTTAATGAGTTCACCACGCGATAAAGTGACTTTAATGTTGAATTAGCACCAAACTTTTGTGATATGGATTTTATTAAGTCTAAATTTTGAGTATATGTTTCCGTCTCTGAAATGTTTCCTAACCAACGGCTCATTTTCTTTACACCCACGTTTGGAAACATAATTGTTAAAAGACCACCCTTACGAGTGGAAATCGGAAACAAATCTACGAAAAAGCAATAAAGGAGTTGACCAGATATATCTGATGCCAACCCTTCTGATAGTTGTGTTTGTATGTTGTTCATAGTGTGTCTCATATTTATGGTGTCATTGTTATTTTTCGATTGGTTGGATTAAGATAAACACTAACATTTGTCTCATTGTTGAAAAAATGAAGTTTGTCTTCTATTTCTTGTCTAAATTCGAATCCCATTTCAGATAAAGCGGCTTCAATTTTAGATTGTGAATAAAGACTTGTATCTATCACATTATTTGGACGAAGATATATCTTTTTTAACTGTTTACGAAGTTTAGAAAAAAACATAGATGTACCACGACTTTCTCCAAAAATCTCTTGGAAACCACGTTTCATCATCCCCATCAGTTCTTCTGTTTCTTGTATTAGTTTAGACATATTTTCACCAAAATAAATTACCTGAATATAAATATCACAATGAGTAAACTTTTATCAATTCTATGTTCAAGATTTTCAAACCATCCGGTTTTTTAAGTAATATCGTATCTTTATACCTTTCCCACTCTATTGAGAATTTTTTGTCAAGTATACCATTATTTAAATTCATTATCAGTTCATTTAGTGCATTAATCGTATAGATTGTGTTTGTTTCTTTTTTTCTATGAACCATTATAGAACCTGGTAAGAAATCTTCACGTCTTTCTAAGATAACGTTATAAGATAACATTAATTCGTTTTGGATATTTGTAGACCTTAATAAAAATATCTTGTCATTAAGTACAGAAAACGTATTTTCAATTTGATCTATCGTCCTATCTATATCATGTTTTTTTACAAAAGTACAAACCAATTGTGTTCTCAATAATCCTCTCTCATTTGTTATGGTAAATCTTTTCCATCACCTCTTCTATAACCATGGCATTATCAATATTTTCGTTTAAAACTCGTAAGAGTATAATTTTATGTTCTTCACTTTGCAAATCTATTATCCCAGAAGGAATTTGGTTAGACCATTCAGTGATAATTTTATCTATCAAATTTTGCATTACTACCTCATTTGTTTTGTAACATAATTATAAATATGGTGTCATACCACCAAAATCATTACCAATTGAACATTTAGTGGTCATTTCATCAGTTTCAAATACACGTTTTAGTTGTGGTATTAGGTCTATCTCATCGGTTGGAACGTCGAACACAAATGCATCATAAAGATACATACACAATACCGTTCTTTTGTCCTCTAATAGAGGTAGAATCGTTTTTAATTTACGAACGTTATATTCAGTCTCCAATGATTGTAAGAAGTAATTAAACACCTTATTTGGTGTTGGTTCTTCTATTTCACGGAATCTCTTATGGTAGAAGTATGATTCTGTGTACCCCTTTTGGACATACTCTTCGTATAGTTCATCAATCATTGCCTGAACTCTTTGGAAGAAAGGATGTTGTATAAATTGGTCTGTAATTGTTCCGTAGATGTTTTGGAATACCCTCGACTTTACTTCGTCATATGAAATGTCAAGATTAAGCTCTTCCTTTATTTCATCGTATGGATGTTTGGTAAACTTATAATCAAGAATCTTTGCCAGAAGTTTAATGTGAAAGGCATCATAGTCAAACTGAACAATCTTACCTTCGTCATACCGTGAATGAATCTTATTACGTGTACCATCGTTTTTGTTCAAGGCAGAGAAATTGAAGTTGTTCCACGAGTTACTTGGACGAGAAGTTGCCGTGTACCACATATAATTTTGCTTCTTCGTCTCATCACCAACTGGTATTTCGTTTTCTTCTATGGACTTGAATCTGTGGATGAAGTCCTCACAGTAGTCAATACATTCTTGTGAAATCTTCTCTGGTTTATAGTATGGAAGAACAAAAAGGATAATGTTCTCAGCAAACTCAATTAATTTTGATAGTGGAATTATCTTGGTCAACTTCTTGGAGTTATAATACCGAGAGTAAAAATTCTCCATAACATTCGTATAAAACTCCTGTATATCAACATGGTCATGAATGTAATAATGAAGATACGAGTTTAAATCTATACCGCAATCAAAATTATGATACATCATAGATTTCTTGTTTAATACAAGTGAATTTGAATGGAGTTTTATAGAATCCATTGTATATTCGGAGACTAAACAATCTGGATGCGTAAAGTTTATTAACTTCGTCTCTCCGTTGATAAAGTATAAGTACAACCCAACTACCTCCGATTCTGACGGGTGGAGATTGTTATTAGACACAAATGGAATGCAGATACATGGGGTATCTTGAAACATATTTCCTATCTATCGTATTTAGTATGTTCTCGTGGATTAGTTAGAATAGAACGTAATATAGGAAAATTTTTTGAATATCTCTCAATAATTCTTTGATTTGTATCTATAACACCAGGAATTTTTAGAGTACCGTTTTGAAAAACATCTCTTTCTGGACCTTCTAATTTCCACGGTATCTTCACGTAGTCATATAGATATTGGTTTATACCAGTATTATCTCTACCAAAATTCTTTATCTGGTCTTCATCTACTTCAAACATAACACTATTTTTCTCGTTACGTTTGTATACGAAAATACGTTCCATGAATCCATTTTGTTCTTCAATATCGGTCGGTAGTCTTTTAACAGCACGAGGCGCGATATACATTTGTAATTTCTGTGGTCCAACCATTTCATATTTATTACCCTGAAATAAAGTGTACTTCTTAATATTCAAGTAGGTAAAATACGATTCTTGTTTTTCTTTATACGGAACTAATATTTCTGACCTATTTGGATCCCATTCTCTTTCAGTAAAGACTTCTCCGTTAGTGTATCTGTGATAGTAACCGATGTATTCTTTCCAATCTTTAAGATACATCCATTCTTTACCACCAGTGTAAAGATTTTTCTGTATTTGACTATCGGGATAATATATCTTTTTACGTTTTACCATTATTGTTCCTGTGATGGTTCTATTCTACGTGGGGTAGTTAATCCAGGCTGAGCAGCATACGCACCTGGAACTACGTGTATGCTACCTCTCGATTTCTCTGCATCTTTCGCAAATCCTGTTAATCTGGCCTTAGTTGTTAAAGTTGTTTGCCAGTCTTTGTTTTCTATGACGTGGTTTATTTTAGTAACAGTAAATACCATCTCATAATCTGAATTATAAATGGATGGTATCATATTTGTTTTCAAGGTGTCACCAAACTTAAATCCGTGAATACCGTCGAGTGTTACTGAAAAATCCACTGGATATATTGCATTGAATAACCAATGCGAATCGGAAGTTGTTGCGGAACGCTTCATTTTTACAAGGAATCCTCTTAATTGTTCCGACCAACTTTCACTAAATCCATATGCACCAGCATTAAACAAAAGAAGTGCCGCATCTTCGAGTGCCCTATCATATTCATATTGATATGTTTTTATATCTCTATCTTTTGCCCTCGATACCTGAACATTAGTTTGCTCTGGTTTCGTATTGCCACGAGCGGCAACAAAAGCAGCAGTAGCAACTGCCGGTGGTGGTTCCGATGATATATTCACATTTCGTATCAATGGCTTGAATATAGTAGCATTAAAATCATATGGTCGAACATCCAATAGTGTGGCAAGATTTGTATCTTCTATTGATAAGATAGATTTTAGTCCTTGTCCTTCTATGTTATTTAACTCTGGTTCGAACAATATAGACGTAAATTGATAAGCGTCACCAGATGCCTGATTTATTCGTTTAATAAGTTCTTCAAAGAATATCGTTATATTTTTGTATTGGATATTTGAATTACCCGAATATTCTTTTACAAACCGCGTGTATGTTGACTTAACAAAGTCGGTACTCAGTAATATTTCTCCGATATTTATACACCCGTCTTGTTGACCTTCCGTCAAAGGATTAAAAGATTCACCGAATGGTTGAAAGGAACCATACTTACCCATATATTGGTCTGGGAAGAAAACTTCCATTGGATATGCCGAGACTATATTTTGGTTGTATTGAGT